GATTTCCGAAAGACAAATTCATCCAATGGGCCGACGACGCTCAAAAATAAGGAACGCCGATGTACAGCCTCTCGATTCACTTCGGTCCGAGCCCGGTGCCCGCGCAATTTCTTTTCAAGGACAAGGCGAAGGCCGTCGAAGCCTACGGCCACGCGACAACCGACGGCGAATTCTATATCGAAGACGATTTCGGATCGCGCGGATTCTTCAGATCGGCACAAGTCCATGCTGCGGTCATCGAAGACATGGCCCTCGGCGAAGAGTCACGCATCCAACGCGGACTGTCGCAGGCGCGCGGGCAAGCCAACGCCAACGAGCGCGCTCGAAACGATCCGATCCTGCGCAAGGCGATGACCCAACAGGCCGGACCTTCGATGATCACGCCGTTCGGGCGCAACGGGTTTAATCCCAGTTAGCGGTGGTACGGGAGAAACAGAAATGAACCTCGTCACTTTCATTATTCTGCTTGTGACATTCGGCTATTGGTTCCCGGTCGTCGCCGGATTCTTTATCGGCGTCGGCCTTCTTTGGGCCATCGGCTACCCGATTGCATGCACCGCGCACTGGCTCTATGCGCGAGTGCGTTACGGCAAGTGGGGACATTGGCAGCTATTGTATCCGGGGCAATAATCAACGATGATGTCCGACCAGTTGCTTCTCAGCGACCTTCTCCTTGCCCTCAGGCGATAGCGCCTTCATCAGGTCTTCCTGTTTCTTCTGCCCAGCCGCCTGCCGAGTCTTGAGCGCTGCCTTGGCGGCCTCCTTATTCGGCAGCGGCAGATTGTCGATGGTGTATTCTCCATCGACATCGCCAGTCTTGCGCAAGGCGAAGATCAACTGCTGCGCCTCATCGGCGAAGATCGGGCTCGACGAGTGGCTATCCACCGTGATGCGCCAGTCCGGCGGCAAGTCGGTCAGCAGGAACGAAGATTCTTCCGCATCCGCGATCTTGTCGGCCTTGGTCCAGAACTTCCGCGACTCCTTAGCCTCCATCAATGCCGCGGTGAGATCTGCGCAGGCCGCGCATTGCCGCTCGACCGACAGCGCGCGATCACGCAACGTCGGCGAGGCGGTTTTTAACAGCGTGTTGGCGTGGACGCCCGCGCGCACGCCGGACTCGCCCTTGCCCTGCATGATGTCGGGAAATGAGCCCAGCATATTGATGCTCTCGATCATGAACTTGATCGCGGGTATCAAATCCGGAGGCATTTTTGGCGTCAGGTCTTCGACGCCACCACCCATCCCCAGGTTCATGTATCCGCTCATCCGGAACTGAGCATACGCCTCGTCAAGAATGGTGTTGTCGCCCTTGAAAGCAATCAGCTTATCAATTTGCACGCCCAGCAAGCGACTAAAATCGTCGACCCATTGCGCGAGCTTGCCCTGCGCCTCGATCAGATCAACCAACTCGCTCCGGCCCCAAAACCAGTTCGACACCGGATTGGTCTGGATCAGCCGATAAGGATGCGTGTCCTTGATACCGAGCAGATTCGAAAGTTTGAATTTCGTAACGAGAATGTCAGGCTCAGCCATCTGGATCGTGACGTAACCTTCCTCGCCCTTCACCCACAGTTCGTGGAATTTGACAGTGGGTGCGCCGACGGTCGGACCCATGATCGCATAATTCGGGTCGTTGCCGATCTGCACGATGCCGCCAGGCAAGGGCCTCGTCGATGACGACACCCCGGTGTTGATCTGCGAAGTCGACAGTACCTGATGGAAAAAACTGTCGGGTGCGCCCGAGGTATCGCCGGTCGCCGCGTTGATCATGATCTTGTCGTAAAGCTTACGCGCATCGGGGAAGCGATAGATGCGCTGCCACACTTCAGGGCCGGTCAGGGCCGAGGTCTCGCACAGCACTTCCTGCTCATCGATATCGTTCTCGTCCTCGCGGTAGACGCCGAAATTCCAGGGCAGGATCAGCTTCTTCTTGTAGGCCGGTTTTGCGTCCTCACCGGAACCTTCCTCGGTCGTCCACTGCTTGAGGACCGATGCGCCATACTTCAACGCCTCGAACACGCCGCGGCCGAACGTCTCGTCGGTCGAGGTCTGCTCCCACTGCCGGGTGATGTGCTTTGCAAACACTTCGCCGCGCTTGATGTCGTTCGCGGGATAAGCATTGGTGTAGTCCATCGCAAATTTGAGTTCGACCGGCGAAAATAGATGCGAAGCGGTCCGCTCAAGATGCGTGTTCATCATATTGATGGCGGACTTGGTGCCGTCGTAGCGCCCGGTCTCGGCAATGGTGTTGAGCAGGCGGTAATAAGCCGCTCGCATCCCCCGGCTGACCCCGCAGACCTCGATCAACTCATTCGCAAACGGAATAAGGTCTTTCTCGCCTGTCGGAATCGGAATCATGCAGGACGCCTGTAGTTCGGATTACTGGTGATCTCAAGCGGCAGCGGCGCCATGCCCACCGGACGCAACTGACTCTGTATCCGGTTGCGTGCCCGCGCACCAGCATAGGGCTCGGAGCCGGTGTGCGCGGCAGCAGCATGCCCCTGGGCCTGCGCATTTCCGGCGCCGAAACCGACCGGAAGTCCCTGGGCCTGCATTCGGGCCATATGCTGGCTGACGGGATTGTTGACCGGCATCGCAGATACCTCAGAATCGCGCCGATCATTGAGGTTGGTAATCTTGAGGTTCGACATTTCCGAAGCGGGGACGCCGGCCAGAGCCGCAGCCATGTTGGCGCGGGTCTCGGAACCATCCATCATGTCGCGCACAACTTTATCGTTGGCCCTGGATTTCGACGACAGGAACGCGGGACAAACAATGTCGTCGTCGGCGCGATAGTTGTTGATATCGGTCTTGCAGAGCGGGCACCGGTCGGGCCAACCCACGCTAACGTCGTAAACGAATTTTTTCTCGCAGGCCGGGCACTTCAATTTGTAGACAGCCATTTACGTTTGCTCCGGCACGGGATACATTTTTGTTATGCCATCCGGATAGCGGGAAAAATACACAGGAATCCCCGTGACCATAAACTGCCTCATCCGATCCATGTCTTCGTTAGAAACTTCGCACAATTCAAAAATACCTTTACGATCTCGCAAGGCCAGCAACGCTCGAACTTGCGCCTGCAACGAGTTACAGGCTGTACCCCAGTACACAGCCATCTGAACGAATTGCTTGTTGCCTTCTTGCAAAGCAGAAATACCTGTGCTCGTTGAAGGTCCGCCGCGTTTTTTATATTTCATCTTCGCCCGTACCGCCATGCCTGTTTCATCGCCAGCCGCTGCTGAGCCAGCCGGTTACTGGTCTGCGAACCCATGAACTGCGACAGCATATTCTGGTGGAACAATGATGTCTGGTCAATGACGCTCTTGTGCTTCTTGACCCGCTCAGCCTCGCGCGTGCGCTTCTGGACGATCAGATTGCGCCGAATGCGCGTGTCCCAGTAGTGCGAGGCCAGTGCCATCGCCACCACCCGGTCGTCATGCTCCCCGCTACCCTCACCCGCGATCGTGTCGCCGTCCCGCGCAATGGTCTGCATCTCACCGATCAGATCGTGGCTCTTGATATGAAGATGCCCGCTGCCAACAAAGCCGCGCAACTCCTCCATGATCATGATCTTGGTCGCGAGTTGGGTCTTGAAGTGCCAAACGCCCGCACCGCCGGACAACGAGTCAGGCCGGGTATACAAATACTGCTTCACATTAGCGAAGATGTTCTTGATGCCCGCCTCTCCCAGTGGCGCGTAGCCGTTCTCGATCTGGAATTTCAGCGAGCGCAACTCCTGCAGCACCGATCCGCCGGGACCGTTTATTTCCAGGATGTAATGAACCTCGCAAAGCGGCTCGTTGCCGTACCACGACATGATGCCGGCCAGGATATGTGCGAGATGACGAGGCACCACCAGCGAATAAGCATACTCGGCAACCTGATCAATGCCATCAGCGTAACAACGAAGAACCTGAATAGCCGAGCGGTCGTTGTTTTCGTTCTCTCCAAACGCCGGATCGCAACTGACGACGTAGACCGACTCCGGCTGCGGTGGCTCCCATACCTTCAGCTCGATGTTGCGCACGTTCTCGGCCTTGTAAACCTTCATGTCGGAAAATTCCGGACCGCCCATGAACATATAAGGCGTATACTTACGGCTGACCCACTTGTCGATCTGATCCTTGAGCTTTTCTCCGGCGAAAAACACGCTGCCGGTGATCTGGAAGGCTTCTTCCTCATCCCACGGCTGCTCCTGCTTCTGATAGGAATTGGCCTCGAACCCGGCGCCGACTTCTTCGACGTCAACAGCGGCAGGGTCCATTGCCTTGCGATACCACGCAAGCTGTTCCTGGCTAACTTCAAAATTATAGAGCTTTTTTACGAGGTCGATCTTGGCCTGCTCATCGCTCGACGGCGGCTGAGCGCCGTAAAACTCCCAGTTACGATCGTTGCGCTCGATGCGATGGCTTTCCTTGGCCCACCAGCCGATGAAAACGCAGACGGCGTTGCGGCTATTGGCACGGGCTTCCTTCCAGATGCGCGCCCACATATTCATGCCGCGCGCCGTGGACTCGCGAATGTAGAGTCGATTCGGATTGACGTCGGACAACGACTCCTGAAACGAGATCAGCCCTTCCTCGTTGTCGTAGCTGCAAAGTTCGCTTAGATGCGCCAGCGAGACGCCAGCCGATCGACCCAGCGTACCGCTCGTGTTGGTCTTCTTGATGCCCGCCGACATGAACAAAATCTTGGAAGCGTTCGATAGCGTCAGCCCGTCGCGGTTATCTTTCGCAATGCCGGGAAATTTCAATTTTGCAGGCAGCGCCTTGATGATCGTAACCAGCTCGTCACGCGCCAGGTTCTTGTTGGCGTTGGTGTCGAACACCAGAGCGCCGGTCAGGCCGCGATACATGCCGAGGAAGAAGGCGCTCAAGGCGCGGATGATCGTGGTGATGCCGAGCTGGCGGGACTTCAGACAATAAAAATCGTGGATGTCCTGCTCAAGGCCGTCGAAGATCGCAGTGATGAATATTTTTTGGCCATACATCAAATGTTGGCCGAGGATGATCGGCTCGCCGTGGTCCTTACTGTTGATCTCGCAGCAATTCAGATACTGGTAAAACGCCGCCTCGAACGCCAGTCGCTTCTCGCGGGACCAGCCGCGCGACTTCTGTCCGAGGAGTTCGTCGGTTTGCATTGGAACTTTATAGCTACTGTGGTATTGGGGGTCCAGAGGAGAAACGCCATGCCCATCGGTTTACTGTTCTGGATTCTTATGATCCTGGCACTGCTTTCGCAGATCGGCGTCGGCTGGTTTGGTTGGGGAGGGCCGCGTGGTCCTTGGCTCAACGGGCTGTTTTTATGGTTCCTGCTATTCCTGCTCGGATGGCACGACTTCGGATTTATTCTGCAGGGCCGATGAACGGCGAGAGTAGTTCATCCTACTCCTCGCCGGAACTACCTCCTGCCGAACCTTTTCATCCCGGCGTCTGCCGCGACTGTTAGCCCCGCCTGAACCCTTGCTGCTGGCGGTTAGCGGCTTCAAGCGTGCCTAGCGCCACCTCGCCCAACGACTTGATCGCGCCCCAGAAAATCGCGGCCTCGTCCTGATTGAGCATCAGGCTTGAGAACGGCTCGGCGTCGCCGGGCGGGATCACGAGGAATGCACCACCAAACTTGGCATCGCGGTTGAGCCGGATCTGAACCGCTATAGCTTCGAACTGGAGCGCGCGGGCTTCGGCGGCCTTGTGCTCGGGGGATTGTTCTTCGTCGGTCATTTCAGCGTAACTCGAATTCGATATAGCGGAAGCTGCCACCAAAGCCCAGTAGGCCACCTTAGCTGGTGCTCTTCAGCTACTAGAATATAGCGATAAGTGCCGTTATAGTTTCGATGTACGTTGAAAAGCATCACAAATACCTAAAATCAGTATAAAACGGCTTCACCTCGGACAGAAACATCTGCCCGACACTCGGCGCTTTCGACAAATCCTCGGCCAGCCCCTCGTCAGCGCCCTTGTAGGCCGCGGTCTTGCCATTCTTGCTGAATTTCACCAGCAGCTCCTGGGTCTCGTCATCCCAACCAACTTCGGAGATCATGCTGCTGAAAACTGGTTTCATCCAACCGGGCATCTACCTTCTCCCTCAACGCTTCGACGATTCGTTCGAACACGGGCTCCCAGCGCATGTCGTCGGACTGCTGGAAAACGCGGTGCTTGGGAGTCCAAAGTCGCTGCGATGTTTCGAGCGGTCCGAGTCGGTAGTCGCGACCAAGATGGCTATAAGGCACCCAACACTCCATATCAGACATAGAAGCGATATGCCCCAAGGCAGACTCGACGGTGACGACCAAATCGAGGCTTTGAAGAATGGAAACGGTATCAGCGACATCTCGAATATATCCTGACAGATCCCTGATGACCGGCGCACAGCCCCACAGGTTCAAGTCTTTCTTCCGGTCGTCGACCTGCAGACTGTAAAGCTGGATTCCTGGTACGCGATACAATTCCAGGGAATGGTGAATTGGAATATTACGATGCTTGTCGATGTCGTTCAAGGGGCTTCCGGCCCATGCGATGCCGATATGAAATTTTCGATCCGGCACCATCCACGCCTTCGACATCGGGAAGCGCGGCATGTCGATATTGGGCGCCTCGATTATTTCCTTGTCCGACAGCCCCATGGCGTAGGGCAAGGATACGAAAGTTGACCAGCCATCAGCATCTGGCGGAAAGTTCGACGGCGAAGGAAGAAAATTGAGATTCGATAGGTGCCGGAATGCGTGTTCAAAAACACGCCGTAATTCACTCTGCACGCACATATGCACGAATCTACACCTGCGAGCAGCTTGCTCGACGAATCGTGCGTATGACAGCGTGTCACCGAGACCTTGATCGGCCACAAGGAACAACGTCTTGCCATGCTCGCCTTTCCACTTGGGATACGGATAGAGAGTGAAGTTCGGCAGCCGCGCTGGAAAGCGACTCTCGAAATGCTTCAAGCCCTCGGCATACTGTCCGTCAAACAGCAATGCAAACGCCAGTTGAAACTCGGCAGTGTAATCGCCAGGCGGCCCTAGCTCGACACACTTGCGGGCACACTCGACGGCCGTTTTGGTTTGTCCCCATGTCGTGAATATCAACCCTTTCATCATCCAGGGGAGCGACAATTTCGGATCAAGGTCAGTTGCCTGCTGAAGCCACTTCATCGCTTCGGGCTGCTTTCCAACCTTCATCAATTCCCACGCCAGGTTGGTCATCACTTTTGGGCGCTCGACCGGATCCAGTTCAGCTTCTAGCGCTCGCCTGAAAATTGCGATCGCGGCATGCGGGCGAAGCAAATCCGAAGCGGCATTGCCATTAACGTAGAAAGCGTGGCCATAAGTCGGGTCAGCATACACAGCGCTGCTCAGCAACTGGTATCCGTGATCGAGATTAGTAGGCTGCGACTTATCGGCCGCTGCTTGTTCTCCCTTAATTAGAAGATTTCTAGCTTGTTCGCGGCGGTCCACCGACAAATCCTTTTCGTCTGTAATTAACAAACCTTGCTTTTCGGCGGTAGTAATTTTCTAGAGATTGCTTGCGACGACACGTCGGACATACGCGTTTACCTAACTCTCCGCGCAGCAAATGTCCGTATCTACAAGTCGTTTGTGCTATAGCACGTGCGCGGTTCAAGGCAGGAACGAGACCCCGACGAACATTCTCGGCGTGAGTTACTGGCTCAAGATGCTCCGGGTTCACGCAACATGGCATTCGGCATTTGTGATCTAGTTCCAATCCCTCCGGAACTGGGCCTACGAAATACTCGTAAGCAGCTATGTGCGCCCACGTGTTTCTTTTGTTTCCATCAGATTTATACCCAACCCCCATTTTTCCGTACCCGTTATGATCCAAGTTTCCCATCCAAATAAAACAGCCAGAATTGGGTTCTGGAAATGCAAATTTATTATAACGATCCTCAAACGGAATCCTTCCATCGCCGGGCTTAAAACTTCCGCTCGTAGCTAATTTAACCACTCAACTTGTCTTTCCAGATGTTCCGAAAATGGGTGGCGAGGCAGATGCCGTGGGAAATCGCAGTGCCGCGGAAAAAGTCGTGGACCCACTCCTTCGTGTCCGCGCGCTGACGCACGGCAGTCCCGTTCCTGCAGTGCGGGCAGATGTCCTTGATCGTGGATTCGAACTCTTCTCGGGTCATAGCTTGGCTACTAAGTTAAGCACCTCAACAAAAACACCGCCAATCAGCATGCCAATACCCAATGTAATATAATCGTCTTTGGTCATCAACGAACGCCGCCACTCCTTTAGCATGCCGTCATCCTCCGAATCGATTCCGGCGAGTAAGGCGTGCCGGCACGAGAGAGGCACCCGGCAACGGCCAGTTCCTTACTCATCTGGCGCAACGACCTCGTCCCGTCGTTCAACCCCCGCACGCGGTAAACCGCCTCCAGTTCCTTCTCGTTCGCCTCAAGCACCGCACTACGACCCTCGCCGACCTTCCTATACCCGAACGGCACTTCGCCGACGGCGCCGCCCCTCGCCTTCTTGGCCTTGCGGCCCTCGGCGGTGCGCTCGGCAATGCGCTGGCGCTCCATCGAAGCGACGGCAGCCAGGATCGTGAATACGAGTTCTGCGACCCCGCCGGTCAGCGGCGCACCACCCATGATGTCGAACAGCACGAGATCGACCTGACGCTTCTTGAACTCGTCCAGCATGGCGAGCGCGTCGGCGGTGGACCGGAACATGCGATCGAGTTTGCTTGCCACAACCACGTCACCCGGCTTCATGTCGGCGAGCAGTTGCGCGCCAGCGGGCCGAGCCGCGAGCTTCACCGCGCCGGACACGCCAGCATCGGAGTAAACCTGTATGTCGAATTTCGTAGCGCCACGGGTCTGTGCAAAGCCCTCGATGATCGCGGTCTGCGTTTGGAGCGATGAACGATCATCCCTGGCCTGATCGGCGGAACTCACGCGAATATATCCGAGGATCATCGCTCTGGATTCCTTCCTACGCCACATATACAAGCTCTGGCTTCAATAAGGTTCGTCCGCCCGCAATGAAGGCACGTCCACACGCATTTTCCCATTAGTGCACCTGTTCGATTGTATTGAACGGACCCCAGTTTATTCCGAATTTGGAATTACAGGAGCGACACACCATCAATGAATCATGCCCTCCGTCCTGTAGCTCATTCCAATCCTGTTTGCCGCAGGTAGGGCACTTTATTTCGTCAAAAAAAGTAGACAATGCCCTAGGATATTTTTTACCAAATAACCAGTCCAAAATCATAGCACCCTCCCGGTAGCCATCATAACTACCTCAAACCGAAACCTTGGTCAAGACCTGATCTCGCACCCACGGGTATGTGATGGCGATGCCGCGGGACAACGACGTCTGCGGCTCCCAGCCCAATACTTTGCGGCATAGTGTGTTATCAGATCCTCTCGCCTGCACCCCGACCGGTCCTTCGATCCAGTTCGGCGCCAGTACCTTGTTGGCGATGCGCAGCACGGTCTCGAACAGCTCCATGATCGTCACGGTCTCGGCCAAAGCGATGTTGAGCGGCTGGGTGTAATCCGACTCCATCAGTTTCAAGATGCCGTCGATCACATCGTCGATATAAGTGAAGGATCGCGTGGCGCTGCCGCTGCCCCAAAGATCGACGGCTCCGGCATAAGCAGCCTGCGCCACCTTTCGGCAAATCGCAGCCGGCGCCTTGGCCCGCTCGCCATCGTAGGTGCAATAAGGTCCGTAGGTGTTACCGATCCTGGCAACGCGGACATCGATGCCGTAGTTGCGCGCATAGGCGTCGTACAACTTCTCCGCAAACAGTTTCTCCTGGCCGAACGCGAACGTGTCGAAGTGGGCGTCGGTCTCGCGGTGCGCCGAGTTGTATTGCGAGCCGCTGACTAGCAGGCGCTCCTGCGCAAATGGATCGACCTCGATACGATCGGGGTAGACGCACTGGGATGAAGCAAAGAAAATCTTGCCGCCTTGCGTCTTCCGGAATGCTTCGAGCGTGTGCAGGTTGATCTTGGCCGAATCCGTCAGTATCTCGGCGTCGTGTTTACCGGTACCGATGTGCCCTATCCCGCCCACATTACCAGCGACCTGATAAGTCTCGTCAAAATCGTGCCGATAAAAGTGAGCGTGAAACTCCGCGGGGTTGGTCAAGTCGAGCACGTTGAACTCATCGGCGACCGACTTCCGGTACTTCGGCAAACTGCGGGCGACCGAGACGACGAAATGACCTTCGGCCTTGAGGCGATGTTCAAGCGCGGACCCGATGAAGCCCGCGGCGCCGAGGATACAAACTTTTTTCATGCTTGCTTTTCTCTTAAATGCTGTATCGCTGCCAACCCTATGTACTTCGCGTAAGCCGGTGGAATGGCTTCCGACATCTCGGCTCCGGACATCCAGTCGATGCCCATGGCCTTGGGACCGCAGTACGTTCCTACATCCCCCGTTATCGTCATGAAGCCGCCATTAGCCCAATGCTTCCTCCGGTTCTCGCCACGTCGATTGACACGAACCTTGTGTTTAGGATGCGTGGGCTGCTTGACCGGGAAGCTGCACTCGAAGTGCCGGTGACGATACGCGCGAAGCCCGAACATATTCGCGCACAACATGAGATCGCAACGTATTGGCGCTTCCGGCACGTTCTCGATAACGTAGGGGATGCCACTGGCGATCAGGCGTTCGCGAATTGGTGCGATCAAATCCGGATAATGTGACAAATCCTCGCGAGTGTTGAGACGACAAAATTTCTGACACGGCGGCGACGCCCAGATCAAATCGTATTCTTCATACCCTTCAAGAGGGACGCGCATGGCATCCGCTCGCCAAAACCTAAATGGGTATCGAGGTTGAGGCTCTATATCCACGCCAGTCACATCAAAACCGGCTTGACATAGTCCCGCGCTCGCTCCGCCAGCGCAACAAAAAAGATCAAGCGCTTTCACTCATCGCCCCCAAAGCCAGCGCACGTAAGAATCTCGTTCGCGTCTAGCCACATCTTCCATTAACCTGATCTCACGTTCGATTTTTTCCCGTTCTGAATAGAACATATTGCGTCGATTTCGTTCGTAACGCTCTTTCATACTAGAAGCCGCACGCTCCAGTTCTTCCCAGTCCATCACTTCGCCTCCGGAAGTTGCGCCCAATCGAACCTGAAAGTGGTGTCGAGCATCTGCGCATCGACGGTCTGCACCCCGAAGAACACCGCGCCCTCGCTCATATCCAGCGTAACAGTACGAGGGGCGGGCGAGCCCGGCACGACCAGCTCGACATAACTGTTCATGGCCGGCAACACGGGATCGAAGTTAAATCCAGAGCGGGTGTCCCTGATACTCGCCTTTGCGCCGTTGGCGCCGCCACCGCAGAGGAACGAACAAGAACCGGAGATACGCACAGAAAGAGATGCGCCACCCGGACCAGCGCGGTAAGCAAAAGGCCCGTGAGCCTGGCTGTTTTGTAATTCCAAATTGCCTTGCCATGGCATACTCCCTGCTAGGTAGCCGAGCTGGTGCGGATAAAACAGCATGCCGCTGCCGAAACGCTGGATGATGCCGGGCTCATCAATCTTGTAAATGCCGGATCGGATTTTTTGGAGATTGTCGCGATAGGTTTCGAACGCGCGATCGTCGCGACGGGCCTCGACTAGGACGGTAGCGAGGTTCAACATCGTCGAGATGCTGGTGTCCTCCCACGGCATCAGGCATTTAGCGGGAGTAAGAGCGAGCGTAGCCAGTCCGTGCCGGGCGAGCTGGGCTTCCCATCCCCAATCGGTGGTAACAAGTTGCTCCTGAAATCCGATCCAGGTGTTGAGGTCGATGCCGCTGATTTGTCCGAACAGTTTTCGATTGTCGGGCCACCAATGAGTCCGCAGCGTTCTAAGTACACATTCCGCAGCCTCTCGCGTAAAGATGATGCAGCCAGCTCCGACATTGTGCATAACCGCATACCCATCCCGTTGTATAAGGACACGGTCGATATAAGAACGCGGCGAAACTGCGCCGACTTCGAGTCCATCTTGTTTTCCTTTCTCGAACAGCGCCATGGTGGGCTCGTACCAGTCGGGATCGAGCAGGACGTCGTTCTCGATGACGCCCAGATGCGTGTATTCATCCGGCAGTGCAAGAAGCTTGGTCAACTTCCATGCAATCGCAGCATCAGGGCCGCCTCGAACGTGCTCCGGCGCTACCGTGCACCATTCCGAATTCTTCGCCCAATACTGCTTACCTTCTTCGGTCGTCGACCCGTCACACCATAGCAACGAAGTACCGCGCAGGACCGACAACGTCTTCTCGGTCTGCTCGACCTTGTCCTTGCTCGAATAGGCGAGGGCGAGTTTCATTTTTTCTCATCCAGCTTCTTGGTTGGAAGCACCCATACTGTTTTCTTGGCAAGTTCAAGCGCTCGGATGAAGCGATCAACCGCTTCCGGCGTGCTGAACACTACTGCGTCAACCTCGACCAAATTGGGACACGTTGCGTACAAGCGCACTTTCATAGTCCTAAACTTTCGCAATCTTCGAGATACGCCAGCCCCGCCTCGACCGACGCCCTCGGCAGGAATGAACAGCCAAGCAGCGTCTGGTAAATAGTTCGCGTGTCCTCGATTACCGACTTGCCGCGCAGCACGATCTGGTCAAGCAGTGTTGCCATCGATCTGACGTGCTCATAACCGTCGATCTCGGCGCGAAGATCCTTGATCAGGTCGTGCTCATTGCGCTGCTGATGTACGAACGGTTTTCCAAAATGGACGTGAAGCTCGCGTTCCTTGGCGACGCGCTGAACGATCAACGACGCATAGATATCGTCCATGCGCCCGACGCCCGGCATCATGAACCATGCAGGCACCAGTTCGCGAATCACTGCGGTGTTCTGGCTGTTGAAAACCGTGTGCGTATTCAGATCGACCACGACGCCTGCCTTCGCCAACTCCGACACCAGCATGGTTGCAACACCCAGTGGCGTCTCAAGGCGGGTCGTGGCATCGACGTCCGAATCTCCGAGAACGAGCCCGGCCATCACACCGATTTTCGCTTTCACGATCGGCGCGTAGACGTGATGATGATACGCGTGAGGGATACCGCGATGCTTGGCCCACGGCACGAGAAGCTGGCCAGCATCGAACCAGCCTGATTTACTCGACGCGCAAAGCCCGCCAAACGGTCGCGTCAGCCTGGTCTCGTAGTTCCAGAAATAGTCGAGATTGATCGGAGCGTTATCGTCGTCGATGGAGACAACCAGTTCAGCGCCAGCTTTCAATGCGTGCAGAAATGCAATATTGCGCCGGGATATAGTTTTCCATCCAATCAACTCGCTGCATTTCCACTGATGTCCTGACTCCGGAAGGCAAACGCTGCCGCCGATCCGCAGCGTCTCCTCGTAAGCTTCCCTGGGAGTATTACGATCGCCGGCAACGTACATCTTCACCGTGGGGTCGCACGCCTTGTAAAGCTCAAGGACGCGCGGAACGTGGATGGTGGTGGTCACGAGAGCAGTCTTCACCTCGACAATCTCCACTCATCAAAGTAGACAAACTCGGCGCGACCCTCGTGCATCCAACCAACCTCGTATTGCGGAAAACTGTCTCTACTCCAGCGAATAGCGACGACAACTCCCTGCATTGAC